CCGGTATAACCTCCTTCAATTGATGTGTTAGATCCACTTACATTGCTTTGAGTTTCTGCAGATTTAATATTTGTTTCTAGATTAAAAATAAATAATAAAAAAACAGCCCATATTAGTAATGTTAATTTTTTTAAAGATTCCAACCTGCCTTTAACAGGGTTAGTTAAGATTAAAGGTTTTTTTCTCATCTACAACCCCAATACTATTTTTTTAATACTTGTACTACCATCAATGTTAGTTTCTAACTCTGCTCTAGTCTTAATACATTTAAACTCTGTTTGTGCAGAAGCTGTACGAGTAGCAAGACGTTTGCCTTTTAAACACTCTGACATAGAAGGCTGTATTCTATGTTCTTTAATTTCAGCACCTACAAACATTAATAAAGCCACAACAGTTTCAATCATTAGTGTGCTCCATTTCCATTTTTTCTAACTTTATCTTTTAAGTGCTCAACATCTATTAAAGTTTTTTCTAACTGTTCTCTTATAAATTGTATGTTAACTTTGTTAGTCATGTTTTGCTCTTGTGTTTTTTCTAATTTTTCTACCGTTTTATATATGTCTTCTATCAACATAAATTGTTCTTGGTCAGTTGGTTTTTGTTCACTCTTCTTGAGTAAATCAGCCTGAAACAATTCTCTTGATGTCTCTAAACTTGTAAGTCTTGATGTAACTTCTGTGTATGCAAATACTCCCATAGCTACAGCTACAACAATACCAATCATATTTTTCATTGGCATACTTACTGATGTATTTTCAGATATTTTCATTAGCACTCACACTTATCACAGGTACAAACTCCGTACTCATCTGAATGAAGTTCTTCTGCACAGTGACAATCATGTTTGCATTTTTCACAAATCTTTTCATGAACACTAAATAACCATTCAGTATACTTTATCCACATTTTTTTTAATGAATTAATCATGCTGTCTCCTTATTTAATAAATAAAATTATAATAGAAGAAACCACTACACATCTATATATTAAGACTATTTTATCTTCTTTTGGGCAGTCTTTAATTTTAGTGTACCAATTGTTTAAATATCTAATCATTTTTTTTCTCCTCAATTTCGTAGAAAAAATTATCAGTGTCTTCTGTTTTCCATTGACCTGTATCTTCTACATTCCATTCACTTGTTTGTACCTTCCAATCAGGAATAGTATCTTTCACTGTGAAAGAAGGTAAGTCCCATATACATCTATTGTTTGGCTGAGCCGCATAGTTCCCATCGTCTAGAGCTATGATGTGCGCACATTTATGTTCGTGCGGAATTTCCGAATGATCGGCGTCTAACATATTAACATCTGGGTGAGCCCAGTCAATGGTAAATAAGTATTTACCATGATGCCATTTTTTGTCTTTACCTATGTATTTGCCTGAAGCAGCGCTTAAAACATCCCAACGATTGACAGCAGGATGATAAGAAAAAGAATTCCAGAGCTGAAGTTCATCAAGTCTTTTAATGGGAACAGACTCCGGTTTAAAACCACGTTGAATAAAAGCCGAAATAGGCAACCTATAGAAAATTGCGCCATTTTCCATGATAGCGTGAAAAAGTATACCACGTCCAGTAATACTTGATATACCAAATACAATACAGTCTTCAACTTCTCCATGATGTTTTTTACAATCATATAAATATTCTCTTTTTATTTGTGCGTACGTTGCTGGTATGTTTGCATTTAAGTAAGCCATAGTTATCCATAAATATCTCCCCAATTTTTTCCTGATTCATAATCTACTTTATTAGGGATCTTTAATTTAACAGCATTTTCCATAATCTCAACAATTTTTTTAGCTTGCTTATCAGATTCTACAGATATGTCTAATTCATCATGAATTTGTATGTGCGGTACAATGCCTTCTTTATATAAATCTAACATAGCTTTTTTTGTCATATCTGCGGCTGAACCTTGTATTAATTTGTTTAATGCTTTATATGTCCAACATCTTTTTATTCCAAAGTATTTTCCTTTTCCTCCGTTTTCTTTTGTCTTATCTGTTTTTTCTTTAGCTTTAGCTAAGGCTTCTGCTTTAGTCATGGGTGAGGACATTACACCAGGATTAAATTCATCTATCTCCCATTTATTAAATCTACATCTACGTCCTAACAAAGTTCCTATTGAACCTTTTTCTGCTGCACGTTTAGAAGTAGTATTCATTAAATCTTTTACAAAAGGAACACTATCATGATATTTATTAAACAATTGTTCAGCTTCTTCTTTTGTGCTTAGTCCTAGCTCTGCTTGTAACTTTGCCTTACCCATTCCATAAAACAATCCTAAATTAATTGTCTTAGCCTGAGTACGAGATATGTTAGCCATATCAGCAACAGTTTGGTGAAAGTCTACACTATCAGTGTTAAATTGTTCTATTATGTTTGAAACAGAATCATCAAAACAAATGGGTTCAGTTGTAGCTGCATAGTGTACTACTAATCTTGGTTCTTGTTGACTATAGTCAAAACAACCCCACTTATGGTTTTCTTCTGGTATAAATAAAGATCGTATCAATGGCCCTAGTTCTTTGTTTCTCGCTGGAATTTGTTGTAGATTTGGATTCCTATAACTAAATCTACCTGTTACAGTTCCACCTGAATCTGATCTTATTGGATTTATATCTGCATGTATTCTTCCTTTATGTGTAAACCTTAAAATAGAATCTATAAAAGTAGAGTGAGATTTATTTATTTCTCTTGCTTGTGCAATTTTTTTAACTGTTGGGTGAGTGTGTTTAGATAAAAAGTTTTTAGTAAAAGAAGGTGCTTTTGATTTTTGAGTTCTCTCGTAATTTAATCCTAGTTTATCAAAAACTTTAGCCACGCTTCTCGCTGCCATAAGCTGGACTTCGACACCCGTCTCATCTTTAATTTCTTTCATCAGCTTTTCTTCTCTTGCTATTAAACTATTTTTTAGCTGATGTGCTTTTTCTACATCTACCCTTACTCCCTTAAATTTCATATCTATTAAACAAGGAAACAATTGAGTTTCTAAATCAAATACTTGATGTAGTTTTTGACTTCCTAATTCTTTTGATAACACTTCAAATAATTCTAAAGTAAGTTCTGCATCTTTCTCTGCATAAGATCCTACATACATTGCAGGTAGTTTATACATTTCTGATTTAGCATCTATTCCCCAAGAGTCTGCAGTTTCTCTTAGCACTGCTTCACTTTTAGTTTTACCTAAATAATCAAACGATACACTATTTAAACTATACCATAATCTATTCTCATCTATTAAAGATGCCATAACCATAGTATCAACAATAAAACCATTTATAGGTATTCCATATGCTCTTAACCAACATACATCATACATTGCGTTATGAAATATTTTTGTAGCAGAAGTTGCACATACTTCTTTAACCCAATCTAAAACTGTTCTCTTATCTAAATTACCTCCACCTTCGTGTTCTATTGGATAGTAAGCTGACCATCCTTTAGTTGCTACAGCTATACCTACAATCTTTCCTTCTCCTATAACTGCACCAGATCCTTTTGATTTTAAATTTGGATCTTTTGTTTCTAAGTCAATAGCTATATATTTTTCCTTACTTAAATCAGGAAAGCTATCAGGACATATCCATTCTTTTGGAGCTTCAAACATTATGAGTAATCCCTTTCAAGTATCATTTCTAAGTAGTGTATTGCTTTATCGATGTCTTGTTCTTTTCCTTTCGCTGCATGTCTGCATATATATTTTATAGCTGATCCCTCTGCAAAAGGCAACCTGTTCTTGTTTATAAACTCACTTGGCTGCATGGCCATCGATTTGTAGTGAGATCCTCCAATTTGTTTTTTGTATGCCGTCATATTTTATACTCCTTCTTTTTATTTTTACATTTTACTAAATACAAATTTTCTATTGTTCTTGTAACACCCACATACCAAACTCTTTGTTCTTCATCATATTTTTCTTTTGATTTTTTAGATCCTTTCAAAGTGTTTTCTGTTTGATTTAAATATAGAACTACATTTGTTGCCTCTCCACCTTTTGCTCCATGTATTGTAGACATTTTTATTCTAGGTTGTTTTGACAAATCTTCTCCGTTAGTCAACATAGATTTTATATAATCAACTTGATGAAATGGAACTTTGACAAAAGCTTCATACCAAGGTTTATCAAACTCTGGTTTTTTACTATCTAATCTTTCTCTGACTCTTTGTTCTAATACTTCTATTAACTTCTCACCTTCTTGTATTTTTTTAAAATTATTTATGTCCTCGTATAAACTTTTCCCTATGCTATTGCCTTGGCTACTTTCAAAAAAGTAACCTTTTCTTTTTAAAAAAGCAGATATAGGTTTTAATAGTGATTTAGTCCTTGTTAATATTAGCCATTGTCCTTTAGTCATGTCTATGTCAGCCAGCTTAAAACGTTGAAATATATTACCAATTTCAGGTTTAGGTAAGTATTGTTTATCTAATCTTGTGTTAACTCTCTCTATAATATCCAATGCTTTTTGTTGTATTGATCTTGGGACTCTTTTTGATTCTGTTAATGGTATTTGTTTTGCCTTCCAATTAATAAATGAATTAACATCAGCTCCTGCCCAACCAAATATTGCTTGGTCATCGTCTCCTGCAATCCATACATCATTACAGTAATTTTCTTCTAATTTTTTTATCATAGACCATTGTATTAAGGATAAATCCTGTGCTTCATCTACAAATATAACTTCAAATTGCGGTGCTGTTCCTTTTGATCCTAACCATTTATCCAACATATCTGTGTAATCAATTAAACCATAAATAGTTTTGTAGTTGTTTATTTCTTTGTCTATTGCCTCTAATTTATCTCTTTGAATTTTACCAAGATGTTCGTTCAAATTATATTGATCTAATACACTAATTTGTTTTACTCTTGCTAAACTTATTAAACCTAAATACTCACTGTCTGATGTAAATATTCCATTCCATTCATTCTTTTCGTAGGCTGCATATTTTATTTGCACACCGCATGTCTCACCTATTTTTTTATAATTACCTTCTTGCATAACATTCTCTTCTTTTAAACCTAATCTAGTAAATGCTAATGAGTGTAACGTTTGAAAATATCTTATATCTTTTTTATCTAACGTAGGGTTTGTTTTTAAAAATCTATCTCTTGCTTCGTTTGCAGCTTTACGTGTAAAAGAAAAATAACCTATCTTATCTAATGGTACGCCTTTGTTAACGTAGTTTGCTACTTCATTTAAAAGTGTATATGTCTTGCCGGTTCCTGGCGGTCCTATAACTTTATATCTCATTAATAATTAGACTTCTCTCTATCTGTTAATTTGTGTTCTATTCTTTTGTAAT